TGGAAGACTGGCATAACTTTAGTGCCTATTACGACAAAACACTCATGGCATGGTTCGATAATTTCTATAAGAACTGGAACCTTATAAAATCAGGTTATGTATGGCCACTAAAACGAATTGTATAACTTACATTGATTGATTTAATTGATAAACAAAGAGTTACTTAAAACGAAAATAAAACAAAATGTATCGTAACTTCTATTTATGTTTAATTTTAAGGCCGGAAACAAAGCAATAAGTGAGCGTAGGTTTAATAAGTATTTCATAACCCTTTAAACATCGTTTCATTGTGGTTTAAATGGTACTTAAAAGGCGATTGAATAAGGATATACGAATAAATAGGACTGGTTATACTACCGGCATTAAATGGCTCCAATATGGGGCTTTTTTTGTAACCAAAAGTGAATGTCTACAGAGCCCCGGTTATCCAAAAAACACCCTCAAAAACAAATTGCACATTCTAATGGACATTCAATTGGACATTCAAAACAGCGAAATTAATAACCGATAAATACCCCTATGCATACTAAAATAGTCGTGTTTATAGATGTTTTAGTGTTAAATAGTACCCTATAAAACCCCAAATAAACGAAAATGACGCACATTAAAGGCCTGATATTTACCAAAAAACGGTATATAACAGGCTAAAAGCGTGCGTGTGCCAGTATTAAACGGGTTTTTTGAGTGTATTTATCAACTCATCAAACCGATCTTCCAGTTGTCGTATTCGATTAAAGTAGGTGTCGTTTATATTTGGCATTTTAGCGGAAAAACGCCATTCAGCATGCCATATACTTATTATCTCATTTGATTGCAGGTTGAAGTTCGGAAAATTGAACTTATCTACATTGTCACTCATGCACACAATGAATCCATTCTCAAAGCGGTTTTTTACTCGCTTCAGGTACACTTTATTTTCTTTATCCACTACCACATAGACATGTTCGTTTGTCATCTCTGACCATTCACTCAGGTCAAGAAGTCGGATAACCAGGTTATCGGAGTCAAACAGGGTTGGTGACATGGATTCACCCCGCACACGGACAGCAACATTTGTGCCCGATCTGATCATATGTGCCGGCAATGATAAATGGTCTAATGTACTATTATGAGCATCATTTATGTAGCCGGTTAAACCTGCCGCGGCTGAAATATCCATTATTGGTATACGGATGGTGTCAATTTCTTCATACCGGTGGGATGCTTCATCTAAATTGTAATTTGAAATAGCTTGTTCAATATATTGCGGCTTTTCAGTTTTTTCCATATTACCAATACCGTCAAAAAGCCAATCTTTATCTACATTTTTATAATACGAGAGAAATCTCAATAAGTTTTCTTCTGACATTCCGTTGGATTGAGAGAAAACACCATTAGTTATACCTGTTTTCTGATAAGATTCATACTTTGAAATGCCTTTATTATCAAGGTATTGCAAAATTCTTTTCTTTATTATTGAAAAATCTCTATTATTCTCTTGCATAATTGAAATATCTCTATTATATTTGTAAACTCTTTCAATAATGAAAGAACAAAGCAAAAGTATAAAAAGTTCAGCTAATAAACATGGAAAAAGAAAAAAAGATTTTAGTAGCAATTGGAGAAAAGAAAGCCCTGGTAAAACTTTTAGATGCAAGTTACCCAACAGTACGCTCGGCTTTAAACGGAAAGTCTGATACGCTCTTATTAACAAAAATAAGAAAAGCCGCTATCGATCGCGGGGGAATGGAAATCAAATAACAAATTAAAATGATTAACCTGCTCTATAAATTATATTACCGGTTATTAAGTGATCCGCTGAATGAACGAATTTGTAAAATAGCACTTTTAGTAAGCGCAATCCTTTTTTTTGGAAATATTATTGTTCAACTAATAATCAAAAATTTATGAAACGAATCGTTTTAATTGGAAATGGCAATCAACAAAATATCCTGATTGTCGGATTATCTCAACAAAATTATTTAACTGTTCTTTCAGTTCCTTTTTCTCATCACCAGATTGGCATTCCTTTAAAAACTGATAAACCACAAATGAGTATTGATCAGATGAATCAGATGAGAAAGGCACTTGGTGGATGTCCATTGACAAAAAGAGAGATAAAGCTTCGATATAGTTAGAAAGTCGAATTAATTCAATACCTCCTGATTTATTAAAAAAAACAATTACCACATTTTCCTTTAAAACAATTTTTTTCATAATGTATATTTTTTGATTAGACACCACAAAGTTAACATTAATTATTGCAATGACAACCGTGAAAGAATGGAGACAGCCCGGAGAGACGGCTTATTTTTTAAAAACGTATAACTATGGTAGAATATTATAATAACACAGATGCAGTACCGGCACAGTGGCTTATAAAAGAGGACATTTTGACGAAATCAAATTATGATAATCTTGTAATACGCAAGAAAATCAATGTTGTTCGTCGCGGGTGTTTGAACACACCGGCTTTGGTTGCTTATGATAGCCTTCCTAAACGTTTCCGGGATGCCATAGAATTGAAATTTGGCGATGTAAAGAAACAATCGACACATAATGACTTCGCGGATCACATTGTTCAGGACACGGCAGCTATTGAGTTTTACAGCTCATTTCAACTCATCAATGGTAACCAACTACCTTCTGATAAAATAACCGAATACTATAATAACGCAATAATTCTGAACGCTATTCATGAGGTTCAGAATAACCGTGTAGCCTTGCGCAAAGCATTACAGGGAAAAACAACAGGCCTTTGGAAAATTATGTCTAAAACAATAAATAGCCTGGACCGCTCCAAATACCCACACACCTTGCCTTCCAACGAATCACGTTTACATACCCGATACAACCTGTACGAAGAATCCGGGTATAAAGGTCTTATACATAAAAATTTTTGCAACGATAATTCGAGAAAAGTGGATGCCGCACTGGAGAACCTGATATTATCTATCTATTGCATGACCAACAAACCCTACAGTGCGTGGGTGCAGGAAGATTATTTGCGTTTCATTGCCGGTGATCTGGAGATTGTGAACATGGACGGTGGGTTAATGTTCGACCGTCAGGATTTCTACGACGAAAAGAAAGGAAATTATATCACGATATCTGAAGCAACCTGTTGGAACTACGTGAACAACCCAAAGAACCGTGTGATCGTTGACCGCCTCCGGAGTTCCGGACATGTATTCCTTAGTAAGGTTCGTCCACACATGCACCGTCATGCACCGATTTACTCACTCAGTAAGATTTCCCTTGATGACCGTGACTTGCCTCGTAAATTGGCTGACGGAAACCGTGTAAAGGCTTATTATGCATACGATGTTGCTTCAGGTGTTTTATTGGGAGCTTCTTACAGCCGCAAAAAGGATATTCCATTATTTATTGACTGTCTTCGTGACATGTTCCGATTTATTGATGCACGCGAATGGGGCATGCCACTCGAAATGGAAGTTGAACACCATTTGGTTGGTAATTTCAAGGATGACCTATTCAAAGCGGGTTTTGTATTTCCATTTGTGAGATGGTGCGCACCAAGCAATAGCCAGGAGAAACATGCTGAACAATTGAACCGTCAGAAAAAATACGGTTACGAAAAACGCTATCAGGACGGCATTGGCCGATGGTATTTGAAAGATGAAGCAAATGTAACCGGAGGCGAACGTGTATATGATGACGAAAGTTCCAAGTACATTGTAAAAGAACGTACTTACGACTACGACGCATTAGTTGCAGATGATTTGAAATCAATCGAAAGATACAACAACGGCAAACACCGTGATCAAAAACTTTATCCAGGGAAAACCCGCATGCAAGTCATGTTGGAGAACCTTAATCCTAACCTGGCTAAAATAAACCGTCCACACCTGATCCGGTATATCGGTGAAAACCGTCAGACAACTATTCAAAGGAACATGTATTGTCAGATTCAATATGCAGACTACATGTTACCAACTCCGGAACTTCTGGCAAAGTTGGCTCCAAACAATTATACAGTGATGGCTTACTTTTTACCGGGTGACGAAATTAAGTCTATTTATCTGTATCAGAATGATGAATATATCTGTGAGGCTAAACGGATAACGAAATACAACACTTCTACTGCGGAACGCACGGCAGTAGATGAAGCTGCAATTGTTGAACAGGCGAAATACATTGCTAAGTTCGACAGCATGGTTAAGAAGGGTAAGAATGAATTGGCTAAGGTGGTGGTAATTGAAAATGCTTCACAATATGAATCAATCGAAGCGGAAATAATTACTGCAACTCTAATTGAAGAAAAGGATACTGAGAATTTCGATAATTACGACGAAAAATATCAGAAAGAATGGGCTTTAAATAGTCTTTAAACAGAATTTCAATAACTTTTAAAACACCAAAACATCATGAATCAGGAATTTAAAAACAGAATTATTGCAGCGATAGTACTTGATCGCAACCAATACCAATCGGCAGCAAAGCAAGCCGTAACATTAGACATCAACAGCGCACAATTGAGCCGTGTGATCAATGGTGATAATGAAAATGTACTGAGTGAAGCAAAATGGTATTCCATTGCCCGCAGACTGGATGTTCAACTTTGTGAAGAGTCGAAATGGATAACAGCTAAAACCCCGGCATATGATTTTATTTATCCACAGTTGAACGCATGTCAACAAAGAAGCATGAGTAGTCTTCTTTGCGATATCGCCGACCTGGGTAAGACTTACACGGCTCGTTGTTATGTTAAGGAAAATAAGTTTGCTATTTATATTGATTGCAGCCAGGTGAAAAGTAAACAAAAACTGGTTCGCGGAATATCGAAAGAACTGGGGTTGGGAAATACAGGCAAGTACGCTGAAGTGTACGCAGATTTGGTGTTTTATCTGCGTTCGATTCCCAACCCCTTAATTATACTGGATGAGGCAGGAGATTTGGATTACCCCGCCTTTTTGGAACTAAAGGCTCTATGGAATGCTACAGAGGGCGTATGTGGTTGGTATATGATGGGTGCTGACGGATTGAAACAAAAGATTGAACGTGCCCTGAGTGCTAAAAAAGTAGGTTATGCTGAATTGTTTTCGCGCTTTGGTAGTAGGTATCAAAAAATTACACCGGACGGTTCTGAGGCTTCTAACGAGTTTAACCGGAAACAAGTGGCTATGATTGCAAAAGCGAATAACCCGGATGTGGATGTAAAAGCAATTATCGCAAAGGTGAACGGTTCATTACGAAGGGTTAAAATAGAGTTACAAAAATTGAAATAGAGTACACATACCCTTAAGGAGCATTAAGACGCAGTTATTAAAAAAGAAAAGAAATAGAAATGGCGATTAAACGAGCGTTGACAGTACAGAATATACTTGATAAAGAATACAAGCTTTTTGAATTTGATGGTGCATGGGAAGATGCCTTTTCCCACCCCGAAACGTCGGGAGTCTGGTTTGTTTGGGGGAATAGCGGAAATGGTAAGACAAGTTTTATTTTACAACTGATAAAGTATCTCACGCAGTTTGACAAAGTTCTACTTGACAGCATGGAGGAAGGAACCACACATACGCTTCAGGAAAGTTTTACACGACTGAACATGCAGGAATCACAACGAAAACTTATGATCGTAAAGGAGAACGCTGAAGAACTGGAGAAACGGCTACTATGCAAAAAGAGTCCGAACATCATTATCATTGACTCTTTTCAATATTTTCAATTGACCTACGTGCAGTACTTGAAGTTCAAAGAGAAGTTTCCTAAAAAGCTCTTAATCTTTATCTCACACGCAGATGGAAAGTTTCCTGCCGGAAGATCGGCAAAAAGTGTAATGTACGATGCAACACTGAAGATATATGTCGAAGGGTACCGGGCATTTTCAAAAGGCCGGTATATTGGCAAAGAAGGAAATTTTACAGTGTGGCCTGAAAAGGCAAAAGCATACTGGGGATAATAAAACTGACTATTTAAGACATTAACTATTTACTTTTTAAACATACACAGACATGGCAACAACTTTTATGGATAAACAGAAAAATGCCTTGATAAAAAAGTATCACACTTTATTGAGAAAAGGCAATGTAAGTGACACGGACAAAAAAGCGATACTGGCGCAATGGGGTGTAACTACTTCAGTAGATTTGACACTAAAGCAATTGATTGAGGTATGTGATTTATTGGACCGCACCACTAACCCCGAATCTGACGAACTGGATAAACGCAGGAAGCGGTTGATAGCGGTCATATTTGCCTGGCGTGAAGCAATGGGGTGTGTAACCGATATGAATGAAGTGAAGGGCATTGCCTGTAACGCTTCGGGTAAGGTTTGCAGTTTTAATGATATCCCGAAAGAACAATTACAATCATTATACTATGCCTTTAGGAACCAAACAAAAGATTTGAATAATGTGGCTGTAATGACTGAAGAACTGGTTGGAAAAATGATAACGTTAAACTAATCATTATAGAAATGGAAAAAGAAAAACAAGAAATTGATGAGTTGACCGAATGGCTCGAAACTCATGAAATTGATGATCCGGATTACGCGGATAAGTTTGCAGAATTCAAAAGAATGGAGGAAGATTATGACTGATCAGATATTTACATATGTACCGGTCATTATTGTGGTAATATTATTAGGACTCTATATTTTAAAACATTTCAAAGAGAAAAATTGAAAAACATAAATCAAATTATTAAAATGAATTCTTATGGCTAAAATTAATCACAATATCGGAGATCGGTTCACACATGAAGAACATACTTATGAGGTTATTGAACCAATAAATAAAATGGCTAATTGTCACGGTTGCACATTTAACCGTCCCGAAACAAATTCGCTGCATTCAGAGTGTCATATCCCTGCCGGTTTATCCGGTTTAGGGTGCTCATTCCCTGATCGCATTTTCAAAGAAATAAATATTTAAATAATAGAAGTATGAAACAAACAGGTAAACAAGAAAAATGGATTGATGAATCTAAAATGGAAGTGCCATATAAACGCATTTCAAAGGCCGAGCGATTGATGGAAGGTAAATCGTATTCCTTATTAATGGAAGCAAAAGGAATTAATTCCGGATTACATGATTTTAAAAACCGTATTAAAGCAATATGCGAGGAAGTTTATTCCGCTTTTATGCTCGAAAACAATGTGAAGTCAAATTCAAAAGGGAATTTCACCTGGTATAATTTTGATCGCACTATCAAAGTAGAGGTAGCGATTTCAGAACCGGTTAAGTTTGATGACATGGCCATTCAGGCATCAAAGGAAAAACTAGACGAATTTCTTGAATCGGCGGTGGATAGTAAAATTGATTTTGTTAAAGATTTGATAAAAGATGCATTCTCAACATCGAATGGTAAGTTGGATGCTAAACGGGTTCTTGGATTGCTTCGGTACAAAAGCCGTGTCACTTCACCACTTTTTCTAGAAGCAATGGATCTGATTGAAAAAGGTATTCGTAGACCGGAATCAAAAACATATTTTAGGATATGGGAAAAGGATACTGACGGAAAGTATCAGGCAATAGAATTGAATTTTAGTAATATATAAAAACAACCTGTATGAGACGCATACAGCGCGTCTCATACACAAAACAACACACACATGTTAAATTGGTTTATTACAGGGATTAAGTATGAGAAAACAGCCGAGGAGGGTAAAATCGTAAAGGTAAATGAAAATTATCTGGTGGATGCTCTTTCATTCACCTAAGCTGAGGCAAGGATTAACGAAGAAATGAAGCCGTTCATAAGCGGGGAATTTATCGTATCGAAAGTAAAACGTGCACGTATTAATGAATTGTTTGCTAATCCTAATGGTGACAAATGGTATCGTTGCCGGGTGAACTTTATTTCATTGGATGAAGAAAAAGGAATTGAGAAAAGAACTGCAACTGCCATGTTTGTCCAGGCTAATGATGTAAAAGAAGCCTGGGATGGTTTACATGAAGGAATGAAGGGTTCTATGGCCGACTATCGGGTTATCGCAATCTCTGAGACTGATATCATGGATGTATTTCCATTTGTAGCACCAAAAGATACTGAAAAGGATTAATTAACCGTAGAGACGTGTAGTGTACGTCTCTACATTAAAAATTTTATATGCACGAGAAT